GTGTCTTTTAGATAAGCAAATTGACCCTCTTGCGGTGAAGTAATTGCTGCGTTTCTTGCAGTTGCGTCTGCAAAAACTAAAACGCCCTGCATCAAATATCCATTAACGTCGCTGGCACTCAAAATATCACCAGTATTGAACGTCTTAAAACCTAATCCTGCTGCCATGTGTGTATCTCCTTAGTGTCTAATTATATCCTAGTATGACAAAACATCCTCGCCAATAAGCCCATAATAGGCACTTCCGAGGATAAATCCATCAACTATTGGCTCTAGGGTGGTAAGAACAGTATTCCATGAACTCGCAGTTATATCATGCGCAATTCCTTGAATTTGTAAGTTCTTTGTGATCGTAGAACTATCCGGTTGAATATTTGTTATTAGCACATTGTCAAAATAATCAAAATCTAAAATAGTTGCGGTTGGCACGTTAGGGTCAAATAAATCAAGGGTCATCTCATCAATTCGGATTGTGGTGCTTGATCTCGTCGCAACATAAATTTTAGCAATATTTAATGCTTCTGCGTCTGTATTAATGATTAGATCAGGGACTGAAATAGAGTGAGGGAAGTAAGTAGCAATTGAAGTAGCATCTACGGCAGTTTGAGCCACTCCGCCCGATCTTGTCATGGTCGCTGAGTTAATAATTAATTTGTCATCAAAAGCAAATTTTAAGTCTTTGTAAGGTATGCCCCCTGTTTGATTGAACGAAGTTGGGGTATCGCCTGCACTTGATATAACAGAATTTCGATTTTTGAAAATGATATTGCCTTCAGGTGATACAAATAATGCGCCTTGCTCGCTGAACTCTGCGTTTTGCATGGCATTAAGGGAAGTTCTTAAATTTGCAGGGTCGGCAATTGTTAAACTATCACCTGTCTCAACGCTTCGCATTGTTGTTGGGAAAGAAACAGTATCCAAAATTTTATCAATTCTAGTGCCAGTATCTTGACCTGCCGCTTGTCCGGTAACAGTTACTACTGAAGCCAAGTTAAATAATCTAAAAGCGTCACTTGCTGATATATCTACATAAGCCATATTCTCAGCCTGATCGTATGAGTAAACATATGAGGTGGTATAACCGCTAAACAAATAATAAGTTGTTCCGCCAACGGCGGCTGAAATTCTTAACTTTCTAAGAGGTTCTAATTGACCAAAATAGGGAGAACTAGGATTTTGAGGATTAAAGTCTGAGTTAGGGTCATAAATTCTGACAATACAAGTACCAGCCTCGTAGATATCTCGTGCAACGTTTCGTCCACGCCTGATACTGATTCTGCGAGTTCGGTCAGTTAAATTTACAACTAATGCAGGTGCAGTTGAATCGGATAAAATGTTTGTGCCTAAAATTCCGTTCGAGGGGTCGTCAAGCGTAAAAGAAATTCCGAAGGTTGCGCCCGACGAGAAATTTAAGGAAACGTCTAAGGTTGCCGGTAATGTCATGGCTGAAATGCGCCAAGCAATCTACCGACGGCACTTGGTGAACCTGAAAGATTAGAGTTCAATAATCCGTTTCTTATCTGATCTACCAAATCAGCGTCTGAAACTACATTACCCGCATTGTTAATAGTTATGTTAAATGAAGGTACTTTAACTCCTACGTCACCCATTACGCCGGTTATTGATTGGTACTCGGTAGTTGCTTGAGGTGCATTAGCAAGAATTGATGCAGCATTTTGAGAAGTTATATTTACTCTAGTATTGCCCTCAACTGGAAGCGGCTTCATTTGTAATAGGCGATACATTTCAATCATCTTGGCAAGCAGGTTATCAATCTCAGAACCCCAACCCTTAAACGGATTAAGTGCCATTGGAATTTTTGAAATCGCTGTTGCAAGATCGGTGGTCTGTAACTGGACAATAGCCAATTGCTTTCCAAGTCTTTCAGCCTCTGAAGCATTGCCTTGAAGTAATGCTAATTGCAAGTTTAATCTTAGTTTTTCTTGCTCTGTAACTTTACCTTGCAAGGCTGCAAAGATTTCAATTTGACCAGTATCAAACATGCTTCCAAATTGCTTAATCTTGGCTTGGTCTTTTGCCAATTGCTGTTGAGCCTTGACCAATGCCTGTTCTTTTTTAATGGCTGCTAATCGATCTTTAGCCGTTTTAGCGGCTGCGGCTTGCTGTTTCTTTTGATCTGCTCTCAAAGCCTCATAATTAAAATTAGAACTCATTGGGTCAAAAGGCTTATCAAAGTTCATTTTGTAAGCAAAGGTGCTGCCTGACTTATCGCTTAAGAGTTCGCTAACGGGAGTGTTAAGGAATTGCAGATTGCCTTTGATAAACTTGCTGACCATACCCATAGCAGTTACAGATTTTTTGGCAACACTTTCCATAAGTGAACCGGTCTTTTCAGCATTAATGTTTAAATCCTCAAAAGACTTAACTAATCCTTCGCCCACAATCTCTTTAACAACGTCCATGCTTGCGCCTAGGATTGCCATTTGACCGGCAGCACCGGCGGCTGAGGCTTCGCCTTGTCCTGCAAACTGTTTATTAAGTTCTGCTTGCACGTCTGCAAAACTCTTGCCTTTGAGTGAGGCGGTACTGTAACCAATGTTCAAACCAACTAAGGCTCTGTTGTTTCCTAGATATGATTTACTTAAAGCATCAACTGAAGTGCCAAGATCAATTCCAGCACCTGCCGATAAATCAAGGGCGGTCAAAAGAATGTCTTGCGACAGACTTGCATCTAAAGTAGTGGAAACTAATTGGCGCATTGCCGGACGAAGTTCGTCATCCAGTATGCCCCTAGTTTTTTGAAGCCTTTGAATAAATGCTTCCGTTCCTACTGTCTCAAATGACATGCCTAAATTGCCTAAAGTTAAGGCTAATGACTTGGCTGATTTTTGCTCTTGAGCGAAGGCTTGAACAGATGACTTAGCAAACTTAGTTACTTGATTAACACCGAAGGCAACACCAAATGCACCGGCTAACTTGTTGGCACTCTTGCTTAGTTTAGTTAAAGAGTTTTGGGCTTGCCTTGCACCTTTGTCTTTGTAGGTTGAGGTGATTGCAATATCTATGGGTGAGAAACTGACCATTATGCCGCCTTATCAAATGTTTTATATTGTGCTTTAGAAACTCTTTGAAACCATCTAGTCTTTGCTTTATCGATTGCTCTCATAACTGCGTCTTGGACTTTACCTTGATCGTCATAAAATGCTTTGTAAAGTAAGCGTCCTTCTTTTTTACGACCTCTGCCAATGCTGACTAACTTTTGTTGTTTGTTTAATGCGGTCACAAACTGATAACCGGCAAAAGGGTTATTGCTTGCATACTGACCGGTCTTACGTGTTCGCTTTCCTAAAGATTGGTAAGTGCCTTCATATCCTTGCACTTGACCTTTTTTATCACCGCTTATGTTTACAAAACTTGCACGCCCTTGAGGGTTCTTTCGTCCGGCTGTTTCATAGATAGCACCGGCGGCTGAATGGTTTTGCAAGATAAATGTTTGAACAAAACCTGATCGATTGCGCTTAGTAGTTCCTAAGTCGTAACCTAAACCTTTTCTAATTTTCCAAGGGTCGTATTTAGGAAAGCCACGTTTACGATCTGATCGTGACTTTGCTTCTCTGCCTTGGCTTGTCCAGCCGCTATCTAAGCCTGAAATCCTTGCACGAACCATGCCCTTTGCTCGATCTGAAATACTCTGCATTGCAGGGTCAATTTCCTCAAGCATGTCCTTATAGAGGTCAGGGGCAAAATTCTTAAGACTATATAAAGTCTCATCTAGCCCTGCGACCTCTACTGGCATTTTCCATCCTTTTTGCGTCCTCTTTTAGAACGTTTAGTGTTGCTAAAAGTAACGATCTATCCATATTAATATATTCGCTATGCGGTATGCCTGTTCTAACTGCTAATAAAGCAATTAAATACGTCGTGTCATACCGCGTTACCCATTTGGGGCGTCAGCATCCAAAATCTCTACCTTAGATAGAGTTTCTAAATACTTGTCCCCAAATGGTACGACTGTAATTCCTGAGCGTCTTTCGGCTTCCCAAGAAAGCCAGTAGATGTCCGACTGCCTTTCTTCGTCCCTAAACCGCTTGTGAAATCCTGTCTTAAATTGTTGTTCAAATGCGTACTCAAGTGCAGGGCTAATATCAAAATCTGATACGTCGCCTGAAGCCTTTGTCACTCTGAGTTTAATCATCTAATCTCCTTAGAATGTACCTGTTGTCGCAACTGTAATTGCGCCGTTAACAGTCCATGTTACATCCTGAGTACCAAGATCGCCAACTCCGCCGTTAATGTCGGTGGTGTTATTTACTAGGCAAGTCATTGTATAAAGAGGGTTAGTTGCTGAAACCGCAGTTCCTTTTTCTTGCAAAAGAACGACAGTTACTGAAGTACCCCAAGCGGCTTGCAAAGTTGCAAGAACGTTTGATGCAGCGGTGTCGTTCAAAAATGAAATTGAAACATTTGAAGTCTCAAGACCTTTTACATATTTTTCACCGGCATCACCCATGGCGGTTACAGATAATTCATTAAATGATCTGTTTAGGGCTACGCTTGTTACGTGGTCTGAAAGATCGACAGTGTTAACCTTTACGCCGACCTTGTTATTTAGAAATACAGCCATTGGTTATTCCTCATCTTTCTTTGAGATTGGTTTAGGCTTTTCTGTTTTTGCTACTTGCCCGACTTTTTCAAGCCAAGCCTTGTCCTCTGAAGGAACATCATAAATTTCGGTCATGTTTTATCCCCAACTTGTCATTATAGAAATTGTTAAATCTGCACTTAGCATTTCCCCTGCACTTGCTGATAAAACATTGGGTGCAGATATATTGCCGACGCTAATTTTGAGGGTAGTAATTGCTGCAAGTTTATTAAAAACACCCACGGCAAAATCCTCAATTCCGTTTAAGTTTCCTTGATTGTCTAGCATTGGAACAATCATTACTAAACGAAAATTTACTTTTGGTGCAACGCTTGAGTAAATATTGTTGCTTGGTTCAATATATGGGTCATCCGGTTGGATAATTAGTGAATTTGCTATGGGTGAGGCAGGTGGATATGAAAACACCTGCCAAACCCCTGCGTTAGTTAACGCAGTCGCAAGGGTTGTTCTGAGAGTTGTAACGGCAACTGTCATCAGCCAACCAAACTATTAGGTGATAAATGGTTTGCTAATATTCCTCGGACTCTTGCGAGAAGCGTGTTACCCATTCGGTAAGGACTTGGTTGGAAGTCAGGTGATATTCCACCTGCGCTAGATTGCTGCCTTGATTGCCAAATGTCAACTGCAATTAATAAACTACTTTCCCTAATTTCGGGAACAGTTGAATATGTAACGTAATCTGTCGCGGCAAC